ACAACTTGGACATGCAGACGCACACAAAGACGATGATGGATTTCCATGGGAAGAGTGTCCAACGATAAACTTTACGCCTGATGATTTCAAGCCTCGACGCATTTTACCGCGAACATAGGATAACACATGAAGCGTGAAGAAGTTTCAGATGATGAACTTATCGGGTTGTTGTTGAAGTTTGCTTCACTCGAAGAAGATATCGATATCTTGCACTCATTGTCTGACGAACATTCATTTGCAGCGTACTTTGTGTACATGTGTGATATGTTCAAACTGATATACGACGAACTGAGCATACGTGGTTACGATGTTGAAAATGTCTTGCAACGAACACAGGAATAACACATGAACGAAGTAAACGTACAACTCAAGTCTGCGTGGGATGCGTATGTTCTTATACACAACGCTGATCCTGAAGTCAATCCGATCGGTTACGCAAAGGACGTGTCTTGTGCAAAGAGCGAACTACACTATGCATTGTTTGATGCATTGTTAGAAGAACACACGTGTAACAATAGTTACGACGAGCGTTGTAAAGTCGGTTTCTTGCTTGAGAAAGCGCAGTGGCAGAAGCTCACGTTCGAACAGCTTCGAGACATCGTCGACAGAGTGAACTCGTGAGTCACGTTAGTTAGGGTACAGATCGTATGACAACAGCGACACTGTCTAGCTTCGGAATTTCCTTCCAAGAGAAGTGCGTCCAATCGTTACTGACTGACCAACAGTATGCCGAGAACATGGTCGAGGTGTTTGACCCGAACTACTTCGAAGTGAAGTATCTCACGTTTCTCGCAGAGAGGTACTTCGCGTACGCCAAGAAGTACAAGGTCTTTCCGTCACTGCAGTTGCTAGTCACCATCGTCAAGGACGAACTCAAGTCGTCGAACACAGACATCGCTCTTCGAGACCAAGTCGTCGACTACTTGAAGCGCGTTCGCTCGAATCCCGATCAGAACGACCTTCCGTACGTCAAAGACAAGTCGCTCGAGTTCTGTCGCAAACAAGCGTTGAAGAGTGCGATCGAAAAAGCGATCGATGACATGCAGAAGGACGACTACTCGAACATCGTCAACGAAATCAAGAAAGCGATCTGCGTTGGCACCACACCTTCGCTTGGCACAGACTTCATCGAAGACATTGATGCTCGCTACACATTCCTAGCGCGCAATCCTATAGCAACTGGGTTACCACAGCTTGACCACAAACTCATCTTGAAAGGTGGGTTAGGAAAAGGGCAGCTAGCGTGCATTATTTCTCCGACCGGTTGCGGGAAATCGCACTTCTTGGTACAAATTGCTGCAAATGCAATGCGTCAAGGAAAAAACGTGTTGTACTACACGCTTGAACTGTCAGAAGAAGACGTTGGAATACGATTCGACTCGAATTTGTGTAACATCGACAGTAACGATCTGACTGAATGCAACGAAGAGACGAAAGAATTTGTAAACAAAACAAAAGCAGATGAATTTTATAAGGAAAACGCAGCTAACCTAGGTGCGTTGCGTATCAAGTATTTCTCGCGTTCTTCTGCGTCAATCTACACATTTCGTAGTCACATGGAAAGGTTGGCACTGAAGGGTTTCATTCCCGACATGATTGTCATTGACTACGCTGACATCATGCAGTCGACACACAAGTATGATTCAAAGCGTCATGAGCTCGAACTTATCTACGAAGAACTACGTGAACTTGCAATGGACAAAAAGATTCCGGTATGGACCGCGAGCCAGTCGAATCGTTCTGGATCAAACGCCGAGGTTGTCGATTTAGATAACATGAGCGAAGCGTATTCAAAGGCATTCATTTGTGATGTCGCACTAACATTGTCTCGCAAATCGTCAGAAAAAGCAAATGGTACTGCAAGAATCTTTGTTGCAAAAAATCGAAATGGTCGAGATGGTTTGTTGTTTTCAACGAACATCAACACGGCACGTTCTGCGTTTGAAATACAAGGAGATGCATACACGCAAGAAACGTCAAACATGGACGAAGGTGAGTTGAAGAGAAAGCTGCGCGAGAAATTGAAGAATGCAGCATCTTGAACCGACACACTGCACGGGTTTACTTACTTAGATATTCGAGCAAAGAGCAAACATGGCATACACGTTTGATGAGGCACGTTCTGCGACACTTGATTACTTTCACGGAGACGAATTAGCTAGAGACGCTTTCATAGAGAAGTACGCACTTAGAAACGAAAACAACGAGCTCTTAGAGAAAACACCCGCTGACATGCACGCAAGACTCGCTACAGAGTTTGCACGCATTGAAGCCAAGTATCCTAATCCTCTTAGCTACGAAGAAATTTTTGAGCTGTTTTCAACTTGGACGGTGATTCCGCAAGGTAGCCCGATGTCAGCGATCGGTGATTCGTATCGTTTACAGTCGTACTCGAACTGTTTCGTTGTCAAGCTGAATGACAGTTATGGCTCGATCTTACGTGCAGACCAAGAACTCGCGCAGATCATGAAGCGCCGCGGTGGCTGCGGCATCGACTTGTCAAACTTGCGACCAAAGGGTGCACCCACTCGTAACGCAGCTCGTACGACAGCAGGTATCGAGGGTTTCGCAGAGAGATTCAACAACACGACTCGTGAAGTTGGCCAAGGTGGACGCCGTGGTGCACTGATGCAGATGCTTTCGTGTCACCACCCGCAGATCATTGATTTCATCACTTCGAAGCTCGATGAGACGAAGTTGACAGGTTGCAACATCTCCGTGAAGTACACTGATGAGTTCATGCGTGCTCTAGAGAATGATGAGACGTATGAGCAACGCTTCCCCGTTGTGGGCGGTGACAAGATTGTTTCGCGGCAAGTCAAAGCGCGTGATGTGTGGGATAAGACGGTGTATGCAGCGTGGAAGCGCGCAGAACCTGGTGTGTTGTTCTGGGATAGGATGACATCGTACACACCGACCGACTGTTACGCTGACGTGGGTTTCAAGACGATCGCGACTAATCCGTGTTCTGAATTGCCTTTAGCAGATGCTGATTCATGTCGCCTTATGCTCATCAACTTGAGCAAGTTCGTGAAGAACAAGTTCACGCCTAGTGCTGAGTTTGACTATGATGCATTCGGTGACGTTGCAGTCAAAGCGCAGCGCCTCATGGACGACTTGGTGGATCTCGAGATCGAAGCTGTACAGAAGATCATCAAGAAGGTGAAGATTGATCCTGAAGACACCGACGATAAACAAGTCGAACTCAATCTGTGGGAGCGAGTTCTCGACAAGGCAGTCAGAGGTCGACGCACTGGTCTCGGCATCACTGCACTCGGCGACGCTCTTGCGTTCTTGAACTTGAAGTACGGAAGTGACGAGTCGATCACTGTGACGTCAAACATCTACAAGACACTTGCGCTGTTGGCATACAGGTCTAGCGTGTGGATGGCGAAGGAACGAGGCGCGTTCCCTGTGTACGACGAAACGAAAGAGGTTGGTAACGAGTACCTCGAACACCTGTTTAGTGCGAATCCTGCGCTTCGACACGAGCATTTCCTCTACGGTCGCCGAAATATCGCTCTCTTGACGACGTCACCTGCAGGCACAGTGTCTTGTGTTGCGCAGACAACGAATGGCATAGAACCTGTCGTGTTCTTGGCACAAAAGCGCCGCAGGAAGGTGAACAAGGAAGATTCGTCACAGAAGATCGATTTCATCGATAAGGTGGGAGATTGTTGGCAAGAGTATGTCGTCAACCACATGGGTCTGCAAGAATGGATTGAAATCACGGGAAACACAGACACAACGCAGTCTCCGTATCATGGTGCAACATGCGAAGAGATCGACCCGCTAAAGGCCGTTGAGATACAAGCCGTTGCTCAAGAATGGGTCGATAACAGCATTTCAAAGACTGTGAATCTCCCTCGAGAAGCATCACAAGAAGTCGTTGACAGTATCTACCGTCTCGCTTGGAAGAAGGGCCTCAAGGGTATCACGGTGTATCGTAAAGGCTGTAGAGATGCCGTGATAAGGGACGCAAAAGACGATGTTGCACAGTTAGCAGTCGCCAAGTTTAAACGCCCGAAAGAACTCAAGTGTGACATCCACCGTGCAAACGTGAAGGGTGAAGCTTACACAGTCTTGGTAGGGTTGATCGATGACAAACCATATGAGGTGTTCGCAGGCTTGTCACAACACGTCTCGATGCCCAAGAAGACGAAGCACGGTTCGATCATCAAGAATGGAAAGAACAAGGACGGTGTCACAACGTACAACTTGCGCATTCCGATCGACGCAGACGACAGCATCATGCTGAAAGACATCGTTGAACTGTTTGACAACGCGCTCTACGGTGCATTCACGCGTACCATCTCGCTCTCGCTTCGCCACGGAGTCCCAGTCACTGAGATCATCGACCAGGTGCGAAAAGACAAGCACAGTGACGTCACGTCGTTTGCGTCAGTCCTAGCTCGCGTGTTGAAGCAGTACGTGTCAGACGGCAGCAAAGCAGCTGGCAAGTGTGAAGCGTGCGGTGGCGAGTTGGTGTACAGTGGCGGGTGCGTGAGCTGCGTTGGATGCGCAAGTTCAAAGTGTGGGTGAGTGATACTTATCTAGGAAGGTTTGACACATGAAACTCACTGAAACACAGTTGCGACAGATCGTGAAGGAAGAACTCGGAGATGCACGTCGTCAACAAACACCAAGTGCAAAGTACACAGTTCCTCTAACAAAAGCAATTGAGCAACTAGTTGATGCGTTTGTTTCGGTCAACGAAGGTGTAGAAGTCACAGTTGGTGCAGCAAAAGAAGAGTGGGATGACGAAACGATGCGTCTAGCAAAAACGTTGAAGCTGCGGGTAACAAAACTCGTTGATGCGATTGAAGAAGAGCTCATGCGTGGTGACAAGAACGGACCATGGTGAAACACATGACACCCAACGACGAAGTTTCTCTTGAGAAGATGTTGCAAGCGCTCGATGCTAACTACGTTGACGCCTTCGACAAGCACGTTCAGAACTTGTTGAACTCGATCGATGCAGCGATACCAGGCGTTGTCCAAGCCACTGCGAAGTCTGCGGGCATTCAGTGGAGTGGGCCAAGAATCAAGGCTGACTTCATGCGCGTTTGCGACACTTCGAATGCAAGAAACGAACAACTCGAGATGTACGCATCTGTGCTT